TTTTTTAGTGTTAAATCTTTGTGTTGTGTATATGCAGATTGTATAGCTTTTAAACTTGTTGCACTTTCAAGTTTTGCTTTATATAAATCATTTTCACCATCTAATGCTATTTGTGCATTTATAACTTTTTGATTTGCAATTTTGTTAACAATAGCAGATTTAGTAGTAAAATAGTTTTCATAGAACGTAGGCATAAACTCTTTAAATGTTTGTTCATCTAATTGTTTTTTATAATTTAATTCTTGTTTTTTAAAATCTGCTTCGTAATCGTTTAACCAATTATCTGGTGTTAAATAATCATCTCTACTTAATAAACTATCAACATACATTTGGTTACTACCACCAAATTGTGCATTAGATAAAGATACGTTAGTATTTATTTCTAATCTACGCATTTTACTGTCGTAGTTGTTTTTAGCATTTGCGTATTGTGTTACTGCATTAAGAGCAGTTTTACCTATATCTACAAGACCTTGGCTACTACCAATTCCTGTAGTTAAAGATCTACCACTACTAACATTTACATCTGTTCCACTATATCTTGGTATCTTCATATGTTATCCTATATTTAGCTGGGCTATATTCTGCTTTTACAACAGATCCGTTAGCATCTTTACTAACTGTCCACGCTTCAAAGTTTTGTCCTTCTTTTGGTATTCTTTTACTGTAACCTTCAAATATTAACGTATCCATATCCCAAACTCTTATTTTGTACATTTGTTATAGGCCTTTTTCAGCTAACGCCTTGTTAGTTTTGTAAGTATCATAACTAACACCAGCCGCTAACAATGTAGAACCCATTTTATATGTTTCACTAGCTATCATACCAGTAAGTTCTGCATTCATGGCCGCATTCTTAACAAACACTCCTTTCTCTAAAAAAAACAAATCATTTTCAAATTCTTCTAAATCAGCTTTTGCAGTAAGTAATGGTGATCCTGTAAATTGTATACCACTAGCACCTACTCTTGCTCTTTTTTCACTAAATAATTTTGCTTGTTTTTTAAACAGTTTTTGTTTGTCGTATTCAAGCTGTAATGTATTCTCGTATCTTTTCCATGCGGCGTTGGCCTTCATGTTTTTTATATTTTGTCTATGCCCCATAATAGTCATAGCAGTTGAAGCCGCCATCAATGCTGGTACAAACCACGCCATATTATATATCCTTCCTAATCACTTGTTACCAAAGTTCCTGTTATACCCAAGACCGTCATTGGTAATGGTTGTTCTTGTAAAATTTCTATTTGTCCATCTCTATCCCATCCTAAATTAGTTACACGTTTATCGCCAGTAAATTCTGGTATATTCTGGCCCATATGCATAGATGATGTTCTAAATGGTAATTGATCGCCATTTATCTTAATACCAACAGTTTTATGTAATCTTACCATAACTTCATTATACCTTTTTTTTCTTCCTTGTGCAGTACCAGCGTTTGCACCTGCTTCAATTCTCATAGTCTTAATTTTAGATACATATGCAAGGCCTATTTCAATACTTTTAAATCCTGTTGCACTATTTAAACTAACAGATATAGCACCATTTGTTACTGTTTGATTAGGAAATACAGCATCACCAATAAGTATTTGTACTTCTTCACCTTCTAAATGATCTAGACCTGTAATACTACTACTAGAACCATTTACTGTACCTGCTAAACCACTATCTACTTTTAACAAATCATCTAAATATTCTACATATTGTACAATGTTACCGTTTATTCTACGTCTAACTACAATGTAAGTTTGGTTTTCACTAGCTTCTGATATTGTAGATACTGATTTAACTTGTGCTTGTGCTTTAACAGAATGATTAGCACCAACACCATCTTGTATTTGTACTATTGTTCTATCTATTGCTTGTTCGTATGTTTTTGCAAATTCAAAATTATTAACATCTTTTACATATACAAAATAATCTTGACCATCTACAAGACCACCTAACTTTGTACCTCCACCTGCGCTATATGTAACTCTATCACCTGTAGATAAACCATGATTACTTATTGTAACAAAACCATTATTATTACTATCTGTTACACTATCTGTAACGTCTGATGCGCCATTAAATGTAAGGCCATATGATCCACCTAAAATGTGTCTATGCCATGCTATAACATCTTCTTCTCTTTGATATGTCAAACCTAACAATGCGCCATCTTTTCTAACAGCCCAATAAATACTATCTGGTTCTTGTGCATAGTCTACGTCTACAATACCTTTACCTGTTATATGTTCTGCTAACAAAGTCATATCTGGTGCTAAATATGCATCACTTTCAAATCTGTATGCAAACTCTCTAACTTTTTTTTGTTGTCTTTGTACGAACAATACTGCGTTACCTATTTGTATAGGTTGTGTAGTGTAACCACCATATGTAGTTTGTTGTGTTATTTGTACATTGTCTGGTTTTAAAGGTTCACCTGTTGGTCTACCTACTTTAAATTCACCACCAACTGTACCTACAATAAGATCACGTGCAGGTGCTAACCATCTAATAACATTTACTCTATTAGCGGCTATTGTATAAATAAATGCATCTGCGGCGTTACTAGAACCTACGTCAAATTCTTCATACAAACCACTTTCACTTGCAAATATAGTTTGTGGAAAAGATGTAGTACCAGCAAAAACTAATCTTTGTTCAAAAAAAGATACTGCTCTAGGAAAACCTTTTGTGCTTGTAAATGTACCTAATGACCAATCTGCTGTTCCTCCTGTACCACTAAAATTATCTGTTGTAGTTGCTGTTACTTGTGTTGCAGAAGAAAAATTTGTAATTTTAGCATGACCATCACTAAATTTAATTAATCTTCCTACGTCTGTAGATACAAATGTATTAGAAGATGCAGTTATAGTAACACTACCAGAAGTACCACTTGGTGTCATAGTTGTGCCTGTTGTGTTTTGATCTAAATATGGGCCACGTTTAAAATCTACTTCTGTTAAAGTCCAACTTGTATGACCTGTTCTAGATAATTTTCTAGGTGATACATCTTCATGTACTAAATACATAACATCTGCTGATTGTGTAAATCCTATTTCGTATAATTGACTTTCTGTATATGGTGATGCTATTTCAAAAACATCTGCCGCAGTACCGCCAGAAGCGTATGCAGTATATCCTGTACTATCTACGCCTTGTAATTCAAAAGTATTTGTTGTTACGTTTGCTATTCTAAATCTTCTACCATTTACTTGTGTCATTCCTACAACACTATTAATCCATACATCATCACCATTAGAATAACCATGAGATGATACTGTAACTACAGCAGGATTTGCTTGTGTTATACCTGTTATGTTTTTTGGTGTGTTTGTTATTTGACCATTATCTTTATAAAATCTAATATATTGATGGCCTAATTCTAAAATATATGATTGTGTAATATTAAATTCAAAAGGTATTATTCTTGTAGCTTTACTACTATCTTTTACTTCTGCAACAAATCTACTACCATATCTTCTTGTTGCACCGCCTTGTGGAAATACTGTCATATTTTGCATTTCCTCAACACCATTATTGTATTTTTTAAAATCTACTTGACCTGCTAGTTTTGGTGTTAACTCACCAGCAGTAAAATTAGTTTGAAAAGGGTGTACTCTTGCCATTATTTTCTAAAGTCCGTAAATGTATCAGAAACAAGATCATCCATAAATCCTTCTTGTCCATCAATACTACGTGCTTCAGAAAGTTTTTTTTGAAATAAATCCTGCATTTGTTTTTGTACTGCCATACTACTCGTTACAGGGTATGCTAGATCTACAGCTAATTTAGCAGTTAATACGTCTACAAACATAGCATCAAACAAGTTTGTATCTGTAATTCTAGCTATATATAAAATGTTAGCAGTACCTTGATCTGTAAGTAATACTCTACCTTGTGTTCCAAAATTTTCTACTTTAAATTTGTAATCTTTTTCTTCCATTTCTAACACACGTAAACAAAAAGGATTTGTTGGTAATGCGTATTGAAAACCAAAACCGTATGTAGGTTTGTCTGAAAGTTGCGCTAAAGTTGTTCTTGTTATTGAAAAATTAAAAGGGTGAGATCTTAATACACTATCTCTTGTGTCTGCATAAAATGAATTACATAATCTGGCTCTTTCGCTATCATCTGTCAATGAAGTTATAGGATCATCACCTAATCTTCTTAATGCATTTGAACAAATTGATACTTCTGTAGCCATAATATGAATATATCAAAGGGGCGACTATAATTCAATATATATCGCCCCTTTTAAAGTTAGTTATTAGTATTAGTCAATACTATAGATAACAGCACTTTTAACTGTACCAGTAATCGCCGCACTAGCAGTAGTTAATAAGATATCTGTTTCAGCAGTATTTTCATAACCAAAACCAGCAATCGCACCTTCTTGCGACATAGACATTTGTCCAGCCGAAGAAACCGAAGTTGCCGCTATGTATCTATCTGCATCAGCACTATCACCGACAGATATAGTTGCAGAACCTAGAGCATCAAAATATACGATAATATCGTATACGATTGCACCCGCAGGTAATTTAGCAACAGATATATCTGAACCAGCCCCTAGAGAAGATGCTTCATAACTGTCATATTGTACTCTTAATCTACCATGATTTTGACTTGCTATAACCTTTTCAACAGGTTCAGCCGTTCTCTTGGTAAAATTACTTCCTTTTACACTAGCCATAATATTACTCCTTCCCTATTATTCTGTACAAGCAATCTCTAGTACTTTTTCATCTTCTACTCTCGTAGCACCGATAGTCATACATAGATATACTTGTGTACTATAGTTCTTGTCTGCTCTTTCAGATATTTTTGTTTGTATATCTGAACCTAATGCTAGGCCTATTGCTGATTTTGTAAATGCTAATACTTGTCTGTTCCCATCACTATCTGTACCTAATCTTTGTGTACGGATAAATTTGAACCCTAAATAAGTATCAATTTCACCTTGTGCTAATGCTTTTACTGTAGCGTAATCAGCAGATGTGACTTGTTCTACGTTCAATAAGTCTGTAATCTGACCTGCTGTACATACAAGAAATCTTTCTTCTTCTGGGTCTACATCACTAGCATCAATAATTTCTTTAGCAGATAGTAGTTTTGCAAGATTTAACCCCGTACTACCATGCACTACTTTGTTTCCTGATGGAAGTGATACTGATGTACCACCAGCTACTCCACCTAAAGATGTTCCTGTAGCTGCTGTAATAATAGCATCATCCATTGCTCTACCCATAGCCCATGCACCTGCTTGTGCATAATCTGATTGAGGGGAAATAAGCATTCTTACTTTGTCTTCGTTGTCAATTAAATCTGCCCAGTCATAATCATCCATTGTTACTTTACGTCTGGAATGTGGTGTATCCATACGAGGAGTATCGGAATGACGTGACGTTCTTAATTGAGCTGATACAGCACCAATTCTTTCA